GTTCCAAATCCAAGTAATGATCCTAGTAGTGAAAGCATATTAACTCCTTGTTTATTATGATATTACATCATAATCTTGAATAATACTATCCACTTTTGAATATAAGCCGTAGACACTATCATTGTTATCAACATCTATATCAGCATCAAACTTCAATTCTTCTGATTTATGTGCAGATTTTGACGATGAACTTCTATGTAATTTAATTATTTTACCACCCATACTCTTTATAACCTCTACTTCATTGGGAAATCTAACGTCATCAGCAACTACATTACAATTCATATCAAGATGATTATAAGCTTTGTTTCTCCATAAATTAACCCAGATATCTTTACCAATCATATGTCTACCCCATTCAGTGCCTAATGTTTGCATTGCATATCTAGGAGAATGACCACATAACAAATCTATTCCTAATTCTTTTGAAGTTCCCTCTAATTCTGTATCTGTTAAACCAACGGCACTTAGCATATCTTTAATAGGAGAAGCCATTTTTATTTTAAAAAAGTTGTGACTAGCACATAGGTAGTCTGCAACAAGTGTTTTACCGGAACCTATACTTCCACATATTCCAATTATCTTTGGCATAATCTTTTAATTTTTAATTCAGTTAGTTCTTTTTTTAAATGACGTATTTTATCTAAAGCTTTTGTACGTGCATCTAGGTCTACCTTCTCTCCTTTATCTATTTTCCATTCGAGATCACGTATTCTATCGTTAACACTTTCTATTTCGTGTTCTTTTTTAACAATATCTACATCAATGTTTCTCATTTTTCTTTCCGTCTACGTCTATTGTTGATGTCTCGCCGTTTAGAATATAAGCATCTGGATGTATAAAAGTTACTGGTAGTTCTATCTTTCTACAATATTCTATTTCTCTTTTTACTCCTATGCTTTGTGACCAACCATCTATCATAAGAACAAACATACCTTGAGAATGTTTTAATAAACCAAAGTCTAGCTCTAACCAAAACTTTGTTGGTTTAATAATATTACCACAAACTTTTTGAATTGAATGATAATGAACTATTGGACTATAAATACTTATACCTTGTAGTAAAAATTTATAAGCACACCTAGCCACTTGTTTATATCTACATTCTTTCTCTTCTTCACTAGATGTATTGTTTAGTGAATAAGGAGATGCTAAGTAGATATAGTCTTTGGAAGAGGTTGATATCTCTCCCATTTGAGGCACTCCGTCAGACAACCGTTTTCGCAAGTCCATTTCCCATCCGCTTTCGGTTGATAGTTCTTGCAAGTTTTTAGTGTCTTTACCTCTATTTCTTTTTCGTCCCAACATACTGACCTCTTAAAACAACCTCTACATCTCCAATCTGTAGGGTCTGTTGCTATTTTACGTGCTTCGCCATTTAGTATTCTTTCGACTTTGGCACATAAATCGTTATAGTAAAACTCATCATACTCAATTAGTTCAGAGCCGTATTCAGAGTTGTTTTTATTATATGCAATGAAAACACACTTATCCATTTTGCCAAGACCAAGCATAAATTGAACTTGAGAGAAATAATTTCTATGACTAAACTTCACACCTTTCTTTTGAAACTCAGTCCACTTCTTGTCATTCATACTTTTAATTTCTAAAAGCATAGACTGACCTTCAGCATCTTCAATCATTCCATCTGCGTGTCCAACTGCGTGACCACCAAAGCCTTGGAATGCCCATTGTTTACCGGTAAATGGGTCTACTTCCATAACTCTAACTTTGGCTTTTTTAATATCAAAGATGACATCATTTTCTATACGATGTCCATCTCTAAATATTCTTTGCAATCTATAAGGGATTGGATCATTAGGAAATCCACGTAAAGAAAAAGCAATAAGAGCTTCGCAATCATTACCAATAATACTTGCACCTATATATTCTCTAGGCTTTTCATCTTTTTGCTTTTCATATGCTTCGTTAATAAGCTCCGCTAATTTCATAATGCAATCCTTTCTAGGAGGTAGGCGGATGGGAAGGAAAATTTTATTGTTCTCCGCCTACACTCTAGTTATGACTAAAACGGTATTTCTTCGTCTGAGCCTATTGCATCATCCACTTTTTGACCGGAATTGTCTACCTCAGAGGGAGCTTGTCTTTTGGTAATAGCCGGATCAATTTCAGAAGGATCAAAAAATCCTTTTACCTTTGAACCAACTTTCTCAACTCCGTCCATTGTATATTTATCCTGACCAACTGAAACACCTACCTTCAACCCTTTTAATGAAGATATATCTCCCGGTCTTTCCGGATTTGAATGACCGCCATATATTAATAAAGCTTTCAGTTGCTCCCTACCAATACGAGTAGCTTGTTCTGAAATTGGTACGTGGACATTTACCCAACTTCGTACACTACCACCTCCCTTCGTATCGTTAAGGGTAATTTCTATTGAGCTTCCCCCATTCTTTGTTGGTTTGAGAAAAGCATCTGTTACCTCACAGACATAACGTCCGGGTTGTAAGATAGGAGCCGCTCCCGACACCTCAACACCTGACAAATTTAGTTCTCTAAAATTAAAAGCCATTATTGACCTCCTTCTTTTTTAATAGATTGTTTGTATTCTTGATCATTCATATCAAGCCTTTTAAGTAACTCAACGATATTACCAGTTTTCTCTACTGGTTTTAGTCGTCTTTTTTCATCACGAACTTTCCCGTGCCAACCACGTACCTCATCAGTAATAGTATAACGATGTACTTGTTGTTTCCCGTCTACTTCGCTTGAAACTCTTACACCACAAAATACACAATCAAATATACCCGGTAGTTGTTGCATAGTTGCTTTACCTTGAACCATACACCAATAGTCTACGTTGCCATTATCATCTGTACTTTCTTTCGCAAGAGCAGTAACGATCACGTGCATATTCATATCACGTATAGCTTTACAAGCTCCTATAAGTTGTGATGCGTGATTACCCCAAATGGCAAAGCCATCTGCGTTTTTCTTACCTAGCTTTTCAGCTAAGTCTTTCTGTTCTTTCTCTGCGTGTGCATAAGATAAATCAGAAAGTTCTGTAAGACTATCAATTCCAATCCACTTATAACCTTTCGATTTAAAGTCTTCTGATTTAGTCCATTTAAAAATATCTCTAAATGAATAAACACCTTTCTCTGGAACTGAAGGGTCTGCCCAAGATGAGAATGGTAGGTAATCTATCTTTGCTTGTCGAATAGAACTCAATCCACTTTCGCCAGAAAAAATAAAACCCTTACCATATTCTTCTTGGAAGTATTTTAGTTGAGTGGTTTTACCCCACCCGTGATGACCATACAAAAGTACTTTTCTTTTTGCAGTTTCATCGTCTGATGTGTTCATAGGTTTGAACATTATTTACTCCTTGTTAATTTAACAGATACTGGTCCCGGCTTCCTAGTTAAAGCGGGAGCAAGAACTTCTTGATCTGTTTCTGTTAGTTTTTGGAAGGTTCTTTTGTCTACCGTTAGCCTACGCTTAACGTGATCTGGCAAAGGTTTAGCTTTAAATATGTTATCAAGTATATCTTGATCCCAATTAAATCTCTCTTGCCTATTTATAGTGACAACATCGTCACCATAAACTTTAGTTTGATCTCCAAATTCCTCTGGGAACTCGGAAACAATTTTAGCTTCTAATTGCTCTACTCTTTTTGTTGCATCATCACGAACCCTTCGTTGTTCTTTGAGTTCATCTATGATTTTCGACATAGGAGCATTGGCAGTTTCAGCTTCAAATTTATCCCAATCAGTCATAGTAACCGTCCTTTTGTTGTTAATGGTGATACTAAATTACATTAGTAACAAATATAATACAAGAGAATTGTGTCTCATATACGATAAAGTTTTGTCGCATACGTAATACAAACTAGTATTTATTATGTATATGTGTAATTGTAATTTTGGAAATGGAGAACGCTATGAAGTTTAACGCAAAGAAATTTATACAAGATTGTGGTGGTGTCAAAGAAGTATCTAAACTTCTAGGCAAGACCAGAACCGCACCATACAGAATGATAAGCACCGGCTATATGACCACTTGGCATTTTGAAAAGATTAAAATTAAAAAACCTAACATTAAAATTGACGATTATTTTGAAAGTGAACTTAAAGATGGCAACAAAAAAAGAAGAGTTTAAAGCACGTGTTTATGATGAAGCAGTAAGAGCAGTAGATAGAGGGTGGAATATAATACCCTTATCAATCAAAAGTAAAAAACCTTTATGTGAATGGAAAGAATATCAAACACGTAAAGTCACACACGAAGAAGTAGACAAATGGTTTACTGAAGGAGCACCTACATCAGGTGGTGGTAAAGCAGAAGTATTTAATCTTGCACTTGTCACTGGGTCTATCAGTGGTGTTATAGTTTTAGATTGTGATAATGATGAGGCAGTTGCCTATGCTAAAAAACATAGGTTAGTTTCTCCTATCGCCGTCAAGACTACACGTGGGTATCATTATTATTGGGCACATCCTCAACACGGAAAAAGATTTCAAAACAAAGTTGGTGGCACTTCACGTGATTGGGTAAATGTAAAAGGATTAGATTTACGAGGTGATGGTGGATATGTTGTTATGCCTCCGTCAATTAAGGTAAACGAAGAAAATATTCCTACACACCAATACGAATGGAATGTTGCAGACGGACACGACTATGAAGATATAGACGATTTTGTTTGGCAAGGAAGTCCAAGTGATGTTGAAGAACCTGAAGTTTTTTCATTTGATACTCTTGATCTTAGTTCAGTTAAGATTGCTTCTATTGCAGATAGTATGTCTGTATGGGAGCAAACTGAAAATCGTGTAAAACATTTAGGTAGACTATTGTCTGAGGGAGATGGAACAGACGATTGGATGGTAAGGTATTGTGGTCAGATGGTTAGACGTGGGTTAACTGGCGAAGATTTATGGCAATCAATTATAAATTATAACGAAAAATTTTTTGATAATTCTAAATTTACATCTAAAGAAACTGATAATTGGATTAAAACAAAAATACAATCTGCTTTGGAGATGGATAGAAGAAACCATCCTGAAGATTATGATAGCAATGGTCAACGTGTAGAAGAAAAAAAAGAAGTAGAAATACCACGTTCTAGATTACAACCTATTTACATAGATGCAGTAGATAGAATGTTAAAAGATATGGTTGATGAACCATATTGGTCTAACCCTTTGATACCTGAAGCAACAATAACACAAGTAGTTGGTTTTAATGGACACGGAAAATCTTATTTTTTATCAGCAATGTTAACTGCATTATCATCAGGTAATGAAAATTTTGGTCCTTATGAAATGGGTAGACCGGCTAAAGTTTTTTATATGGATTACGATAACCCAAGACGTACTGCGTTAAGGAGGATGCAAGAGTTTAACAAGACATTCGGAAAGACTAATGGTCATTTTGCTCTATGGTCTCCAACATTAATAAGTCCTGAAGATGGTGGTGAAATGAATTTAATGGAAGAAAAAGACTTCCGTTTGTTGGGCGAGTGGTTAAAGGTTGTAAGTCCAGACATACTTGTGATTGATACAATCAGAAATGCTTTTAGAGGATTAGAAGAAGCATCACCTAAAGATTGGGGTATTGTCAATCTTGTTGCAAAAAATATACGTAATGCGGGTGTATCTGTAGTTCTTGTTCATCACAGAAATAAACCCGGTGAAAGTGGTTTGGGTCGTGAAGCAGGATCAACAGCACAATTAACTGACGTAGACACTCAGGTATTTATAACTCAGGTATTCAAAGATAAAGCTGAAGCTAAAGCAAAGGCGGGTTTATTAGATAATGATCTAACAATATTTACATTAGATGGTAGAGAGTTTTCTCCTTATGGTTACTTACAAGCACAGATGAATGCAGATAGTAGATTGTCTATGGTTACACAAATAAGCTTTGGTAAGGTTAGACAACAAACTGAATTACATCAAACACATTACATAGGTTGGTGTGAAGATTTAAGAACTGGCGAGAAGTATATTGTATCTACTAAGTCTAAAAAACAACAAGCATTAAAACTTATTCTCAAAGAAAAGAAAACTCCAACAGAAGCAAGTCGTATTATAAAAGTTCCAGTATACGAGATAAGAAGTTGGTTGGGGTTGGATGAAACCTAATAGTACTAATAGACTATTAACTATCAGTTTTGACCGAAGGTCATAAACTGCTGTAAGTGTGTAAGTACTAATAGGTATACACCTCTGTCAAGATATTTGTCCACCCAAACTTCTAGACAATCCACTTCGGATGCTGACGCATCCTCGTTTTTGTTAATGATTTCAAGTAGTTTAGAGGTAGCGATAAAACTTTGTTCCTTGCAATAAAATTATTTATCCTTAGAGTATTAGTTATGATTTGTTAAAAAAGGAGGGCAGATGGGTAAGCCAGTTAAGGTTACTAAAGAAACTTTAACTTATCTGGCTAATGCTTTAGAAAAGAAAAAACCTTACACTGAAATGGCTAGACACTTAGGTATATGTGTCGATACCGTAAAACGAATATTATATCGAGAAGGATTAGCAGAGTTTGAGGGTGCGAAATATGTCATAGCTCTATCGAGTGATAGGAATATGAAGATGTGGGAGCGTCCTTGTATGAGGTGTAAGAGTACTAAACCTAGACCCAAATGGCAGTATGTTTGTAACAAATGTAAAGAGAAGTATAAGGAAGATTATTCGTGGGACGTTTAAAAAGTCCAAAAAATAAAGGCGATCAGTACGAAAGAGAACTAGCAAAGTTTTTAGATGACAATATCTTTGACGAAGATAGACAGCGTGTACTACGTGCACCCTTGTCTGGAGGTGGTAGATCATTCGAACACGGCGGAGGTATGGATGTCTACGGATGCCCGGACATCTGGATTGAAGCAAAGCGTACAGAAAAATTCAAGGTCTACCCTAGTATAGAACAAGCTGAGAACGGTATCGCCGCAAAAGGTTCAGGAGATATTCCCGTAGTATTCAATAGACGTAATCAAATGAAGACAGAAGATAGTGCTGTTGTAATGAGATTAGGTGATTGGATCAAACTCTATCGAGCATACTTAAAAGCAAAAGGGTATAAAATAAAGGACGACTTTACCAAATAAAATCTACATATTATAGGTAGGAGATTTTATGAGATGAACATATTTATACCACTGGTACTTGTCTGTTATATGGGCAGTGGATGTGTGACGGGGTATCATTATCAAGCTGAGTTTGATACGTACGATGAATGTGTTAGTTTCATAATGGACGGATGGAAAGAAGATGTTATTAGTAGTTTACAAAAACAAGGCATCCCTTTCTCATATGAATTTAATTGTGGTGAGTTCAATCCCAATGAGTTCAAAACTAAACTAGAAACAAAGGTGTAGTATGAATTATAACAAAGACAAATCAAACATTCAGTTGCAAAACGGATCGTTTAAAATTCCAGTTCACAAAGAAAAATTTATTCCAGTACGTTCAGCAAAACAACCAACAACAACCCTACTAAATCCTATGGCTAAAACAATTAGGATCAAAACAATAAAGGTAGTCTAATGGAATACAGAGATGCACCCCAGAGAATTGTAGGAGTTAACGAAGGTGTAAAATTATTACAGCGATTTATCATCGTCTACAAACCTACGACTGGTGGTAATGTAAACACTTGGGGCAACTCAGGTGGAACAAGTTTTCCAACTCCAGAGTATAGAACAACAACAAATATAATTAGACCGGGTGGTAATTTCTTTACACAAAAAATTACACCTTCTTCAAATAACACAGCTATCTCTGTAAAATTTCTTGTTTGGTCTAATGGTATGCAGAACATTGAGTTCTGGTATAATTCTTGGGGTAAAGATGTAACTGGTATTGTTCGTCTAGATATGGCGGCAACATACTATACGCTTTCCGTAGACCTACCATCTGGCGGTAACATCTCAGATGGACTTGATCAAATACCTTCTTACTCTTGGAATAGTGCGGCTTTACCACAACCTTATCAACTAAGTGGAACAAAGTCTTATGTCTATCCACACTGGATGAAAGTAGAAGAATGGGAGAATGGAGACCCTAATCATCCCCAAGTTAAGTATTGGACAGACCCCGGTCACGATGGTGTTCAATCAAATCAAACACACCCAATGAACCACACAACTGGTAAAACATATGTAATGCAAGAAAAATTTAATTCTGATTACGCACCAGATTATACACTAAAAAAAGATGGGTCTATGGTAGAGGGCGAACCATCTAAGGGAGAAGTCAACCGAGATGGAGGATATGACTAATGCCTGAGACAGCAATGATTTGGAACGCAATATTAACAATCGCCGGAGGGTCATTGGTCTGGTGGATAAGAGGAGTGTCTATGAAAATAGATAGTATCGAGAAAGAAGTCTACGATGCACGTACCGAGATGGCAAAAGAATATGCTAGTAAAAAGGATTTACGTGTAGGTATGGACGACTTAGCGAAAAGGTTTGATAAATTAGAAGAAAAGATAGATACTATTCTTTTAAAAGTTAAAGTTAACGATTAGAAAAAGGAGAAACATATGCCTAAAGTAGGTAAAAAAAAGTTCCCTTATACTGCC